AGCAGTACCAGCGTCAGACATATCTAGGGTTAGGGCTATTATAACTGAACCGCCATCGCTACCTATAAATTGAATATCTCCATCAGAAACTAAGCTTCTAATTTGTGCAGTGCCACTATCGTTTTGTATCTTTAAAAAGTTTGTACCACCATCTGCAAAGAATACTTCTGCGCCATCAGCATCAAGGATAATATCTCCTGCTACATCTAGTGTTAAGTTGCCAGAAGCGTTAGCTATATTACCAGTAACTTGTATGCCTGCTGATGTTGTTTCAATCTTCTTTGCATTGTTGTGGTAAAGTTCAACAGAACCATTTGCTGTAAATTTAGCCATAGCTTCGCTAGCCGCCGCATTCCAAATTTGAACACTGTCGCCTTCTAATTCTAATACACCATTATTGGCATGAAGTTTTGCACCAGTACCTCCTGAGTATATTTCAAGGTCAGACCCAGCACCGAATATGGCTTTGTTGTTATCACCAAGAGACAAGTTGCCTGTCATTGTATCGCCAGTTTTAGTTACAAACTCAGCATCAGCTTCTGCTTCCGAGTACCCATCCACAAGTGTGACAGATGATTTACTTCCTATGTAACCAGCCATATTATGTGATCTCCATGTAACTCATGATAAGAGAAACTTTATCTGCTACTGAACAATCAACTTTGATTATGTCACCAACATTCAAGTTAATCTTTCCATCAAGTACACTTAAACTAGCGCCGACAGGGATAGGTACATTCTTTACAAGAAAGGCTGTAGTGTTTTGAGTTTGACTTGATTGAGTGGTTGTACTCACCAAAGTTACAGAAGCAGTAACTGATGATGTGTGTACGTTAGCTAAGTTTAAACCTAACACAACAACCGTACTGCCCGATTGTACCGTATATAGTGTTTCAGGAGTGCCAGCACTTGCAGGTGCTACATCCCTTGTAATTACCTTAAAAGTGTTTGCCATTTTATTCTCCTATATCAACCAAGCGCAATCGCAAGCGCCGTAGCATCGTCTGTTGTTGCGACTATACCAGCCGCAGAAGGTAATGTCACGGTTACGTCTCCACTAGCCGCAGGACCGACTAAAGTAACTTTGTTTGTACCGTTGTCGGAATCTTCAAAAAACTCAATAAAGCCCGCGCCTGTACTTCCGTTCTTAACCGACAATCCTGCATTTGCTATTGTTTTTCCAGCCAAGTTAACCGCAGTAAGAAGATCGTGAACCACGCCACCCGAACCAAGGCCATCTGTTGCTATAACTTTAGTCTGACCCGCAGGAATAATTACATTAGCGCCACTTCCACAGGTAAAAGTTAAATCCGCCGCTGTTGCGTTATACATAAACCAAGTTTTTGAACTGGTGTTTGGTAGTAAAGTAACAGTACACGCTTGACCGCCCCCTGTAAGTTTCAAACCAAAACATCTATCCGCATCTAAAGCACCATCGGCAATTGTAATATTGTCTGTGGAGGCGTTTGCAATAGCTCGAGTTCCCCATGCAACGGCTTGACCAATTATTTCAAGGTTTGTGTTTGTTGTCTGACCCCATGTACCAGACTGTTCTCCGTCGGCAATTTCTTCAAGGCGAAGATTATTTACATATGTACTGGCCATTAGACCCTCCTATGCCGCTACTTCTGTCCAACCCGGACTTTGTGACGGTGTTACTGCATTCCAACCCGGACTTTGTGACGGTGTTACACCCGACCATGTACGGGAGACATCCGGATTAATTTGTCCCCAAACAAAAACATTACCTAGTTCGGACGTAGCAGATACCCCCGTCACAGAGATAACCGTTTCGGCATTTACTGATACAGTACCAACATTTCCGGTACTTTCCAACCCTGTAACTGGAACATCTTTAGGAATAGCTACATCTACGTTCCCAATTTCGCCTGTTCCGGCTATTCCAGTGGGTAAAATAACAGCTTTTGCAGCTACTACAACGCTTCCAACACCGCCTGTTCCGGCTATTCCAGTAGGTATTTCGACTACGCTGTTGGCTAAAACTTCTACTGTGCCAACAGCACTTGTTCCTACTAGACCTGTGACACCTACGTTTGCGTCTGAATCAACGACTACTGTTCCCGTATTCCCAGTTGCTGTTAGACCTGTGACACCTACGTTTGCCTCTGTGGTAACAACCACTGAACCTGCCGCTCCAGTTCCAGCTACTCCAGTAGGTAGAACTAGGGCTTTTGCAATAACAACTACTGATCCGACACCCCCCGTGGCCGCAATACCCGTGAGTAAAACAACAGCGTCAGTAGTGACGCTAACTGTGCCGAGAGAACCTGCCGCTTGTAATCCTGTTACCCCTACATCCGCATTTGCGGTTACTGTAACTGAGCCGACACCCCCCGTGGCCGCAATACCCGTTACTGGGATATTAGCTTCTGCAACGATGCCAACTGAACCAACCGCACTTGTAGAGGCCGCTCCAGTAACAATAACTGGAATGGCTTCGCCCCAAGCCCCTTGGGACCACGTACCTCTACTCCATCCAGTTATTGCGGCCATAAAGAGTTACCTCTTAGGCTATACGGATAATGGCGTTGCTTGCGTTCGCAGTTGGAAACTGAATAGTAAAATCACCATTAGTGGACGCCTTGTCCGTACCAAAATTGAGAATTACCACCGCATCGGTCGTATTAGAGCCACCACCTGTTTGAGTGTTGTAGATCATTGCGCCACGCGCGGTGATTGTCGATGAACCAAAAGTCAAATCACTGAAATCTGTAAGCGCCGTTGTTCCCGAGGAAGTTGGGGTAACGTTGGTCAATGCAGCTCCGCCCGCGGTATAATTTGTGCCGGATACTTCGTTAGAAGTAGAGTAATCTGTAGTTGCAGCACTAAGCGTTGCGCTACTTGTAAAAAGAGCCAACTTCATTGTGTCTGCTCCGTTTGTAAAATCGTGTTTTCCTTCAAGTAATTCTTTCTTGAAAGACGTACACATTGCTTGTGTGATCGCCATTTTAAAGTCTCCTTATTGCGTCAGCCAGTTTGGGGTGCCCTGCGTCTCTTAGGGCATTATACACAGTTGTTCTGTCGCTACGAATAGCTTCTCGCATATAAAATGCAACGACTTTCTCCATGTGTCTTTGAAACGCTTTAGCTTGATCACGTATGACGGGGTGAGTCCCATCAGACACGCTAATCAGCTTTTCAACACAGCGTTCCGCAACTTCGTCCGGTGTAAAACCTCTGTTTTCAGTAGTTTTTACTACTAAAACAGGGTCTTCCGGGATGTTTATATCTATTTTAAACATTATTGCTTCTCTCTTATTACTTTACCAACGCGGTACTCTTGCGTGGTTTCTTTAGCTTCTCCAAGCATTTTAAGTCCCATTAAGGATTCTTGAAAACGCTTATCATAAGTAGCCATAATGTCTTGTTCCCCTTTCATAAAGAGGTATGCCTCTATTAAACTACCGTATAATAGTGCTAATTCTCCATTTATACTAAGCCACGTATACGCGCTACCAGCCCCCGCTGTTATACTAGCCGGCCTATACAGATAATGAAGTTCTACCGCCAAATTAGACGGAGGTGTTGGCGCAACAATAAAGTTAGATACGTCGAATTGTGCATAATACTTTGGAGAGCCTGTAGTTGCCACTTTAGGATTGTAACTTTGAACAAAGCTAACGTCTTTATACTCTACAAACACTTTATTGGCGTTTCCATCGGTAAAACTTAACGAAAAAGGCGCTAAGAAATCACTTGGACAGTTTAAAAAAGCATTGTTAGCGCTTAAAGTAGCCGTTTGGTTTCGGCGAAACAAATCAAGCTGTATATTTTTTAATATACGCTCTTCAGACGCTCTTATAAACAAAGGAATATTAGCCACAAAAGTTGTTTCAGAATTTTCTGTGTAGTCTTGAATAGCTTGCTTTAGTTGATCGTATGTAAAACTCATGTGGTTACCACCGTGACATAGCCAACCTGCCCAAAGGCAGTTACTGGCCGATTATTTGGTTGTTGTACGGTAGGAATACCTACCGTAACTACTAAAGGTTCTATACGATCCGGGCGAGCATCTTGTAACGCCTCTGGGTCTACGACCTTTCGAAAAGGGCCTAATTGAGGTTGTTTAATTTCAAATTCATCTTTTCCTACAAGCAAACCGTTCCATTCCTTGCGCATATCTCTATACCGGTACCGAAATCCCGACCTATCTGATATTGCGTATGAATTTTTACCGGATGCAAATTTAGACATTAACCCACCCTATAAAGATGTGAAGGGGCAACATTGA